TGCCTGATCTCAGAGGTGTCGGATCAGGGCTATGCGGCGTTCATTGCCGGCTGCGCCGCCTCGGTCAATTACAACCAGACCAACGGCCGCGTGACCTTCGCCTATCTGTCTCAATCCGGCCTCATGGCCGACGTGACGGATGCAGAGACGTTCACCAATCTCGCCGGCAATCCGCAAGTCGCCGGCAGCTTCGGCAATGGCTACAACTGCTACGCCGCGACTGCGACGGCAAACCAGAACTTCGTCAACTTCCAGCGCGGCACTGTCTCGGGGCCCTATGAATGGCTGGACAGCTTCCTCAATCAGATCTGGCTCAGCAATCAGCTACAGCTGGCGATGATGACGCTGCTCACGACGGTCGGATCGATCCCATACAATGCGGCCGGTGCTGCCCTGATCGAAGGCGCGCTTTCGGGTCCATTGCAGCAGTTCCTCAACTTCGGCGGCGCCCGCACTGGCGTCGCGCTGAGCACTCAGCAGATCGAGGAAATCAACAACCTGGCCGGGGCAAGCATCGCGGGAGCGCTTCAGACGCAGGGTTACTACATCCTCGTCGGCACCGCGACCGCTCAGGTCCGGCAGTCGCGCGCTTCGCCGCCGATCATGGTCTTCTATGTCGATGGCGAGTCCGTGCAGGCCATCTCTCTCAGCAACACTTTGGTTCAATAAGGGGGAGCGACCATGCCCGGGTCACTCGGTAGCATCACTTCGGCGAATGCCGTTCTTACGCTCGTTATTCCGCCGATTTTCACTGTACCGCAGCAAATTCAGCAGTTCTCCGCGGACAACATCTTCGAAACGGACGAAATCGAAGTCGCCGAGACATCAATGGGCGTCGATGGAAATCTGTCCGGCGGCCTGATCTATAACGAAATTGCATGGAACATTACGCTCCAGGCGAATTCGCCATCAAACGCGCTTTTCGATCAATGGTGGCAGGCACAGCTTGCGGCTCAGGATGTCTATGCGGCTTCCGGCATCGTCACCCTGAAAAGCATCGGGACCAAATGGGTCATGGCCAACGGCTTCCTGAAGCGCGTCACGACGATGCCTCCAGGCGGTCGCACGCTTCGGCCGCGGCGCTTCGGCATCGTCTGGAACAGCGTCACGGCGCAAGCTATCCCGGCATAGGTGATCGATGCGCAAGACAATTGACGTAACGATCTCGGAAGAAGGTCGCGACAAGGGTAAGATCTTCGTCGTAACCGAAATGCCGGCCGTCAAGGCCGAGAAGTGGGCGACTAAGGCTCTCCTGGCGCTTGGCCGTTCAGGCGTCGACATCCCGGAAGACATCTTTTCGGCGGGAATGGCTGGCCTCGTCGTGGTCGGCATTTCGAAGCTCTTGCATGTGAGCTTTGCCGATGCCGAGCCCCTGCTTGATGAGATGTTCGATTGCATTCAGCGTCGACCCGATCCGAAAAATCCCGAACTCGTTATGCCGATATCGATCAATGAGATCGAAGAGGTGAAGACCGTCGTCAGGCTCAGGGCGGAGGTTTTCGCGCTCCATACGGGTTTTTCTCTGGCCGACATCGCCTCGAAATTGAAAGCGATGCCGGCTTCGCCATCAGCTTCGCCGAATACAAAAACGTCCCGCAGATCATCGCGACGGCGCTCTCAGCAAAAGTAGCGACACTCCACGAATTGCAGACGATCTACGGCGTCGAGGATGTCTATGATTTGCTGGAGGTCGCGACCGTCGATTCCTACAATCAAAGGCTCATCGCCGAATGGCGTGAGAAGCAGGAAAGATAGGAGGGCGAGATTCCGACGTTAATCGACTCGCTCCTCGTAGAGTTAAAGCTCGACCCCTCGCAGTTCAACGCTGAACAAAAGAAGGCTGGCGAGAGCTTCCTCAAAACCAAGAAGGAAGCGGAGCGCCAGGCCAAGGACATCGAAGCGGCCGGCAAACGCGCCTCGGAAGCCTTCTATGGCCGGCTCAAGCGGGAAGCCCTCGGGTTCTTCGCCGTCCTGGCGGGTGCTGCTGGCCTCAAGGAATTCGTTGCCCAGGTCACCGCGGCGGATGCCGCTACGGGGCGCTTGTCGCGCAATCTAGGGCTCTCCAGCCAGACGCTTTCGGCATGGGGAGGGGCCGCTGGGCGTCTGGGCGGATCGGCTGAAGGCCTGGCGGGGTCGTTTCAGTCCTTCTCGAATTCCATCCAAGAACTGAAGACGACCGGCAATACCGGCATTTTGCCGTGGCTCTATCGTCTCCAGGCCGCGGGCGGGCGGCAGATCGACCTCAACAAATCGCTCGATCAGAGCTTCCTTGATATCGGCCACAACATCCATGCGATTGCACAGCGTGATCCGCAGCTTGCGTACTTCTATGGAAAGCAGCTCGGGCTCGACGCGGGGACCGTCAACCTGCTCAACCAGAGCGATGAAGCGCTTCGCAAGGTCATAGAGGACTCGCGAAAGTTCGCGGCGCGGCCGGAAGATACGCAGGCCGCGGCGAAGCGGCAGTATGAATGGTCGCGACTGTCTCAGATCTTTATGTCGCTCGGCCGGACCATCCTGACCGATCTTTCGCCGGCCTTGGTCGCGCTTACTCGGCTCCTCGAGCGCGCCGCTGAGTGGCTGAATGAAATCGCGCAGAGCAATCCGGGTCTGGTCCAGGGTTTCGCCGTCCTGATTGCTCTCTGGTCCGGCGCAAAGATCCTCGGCGCCATCCGGACCTTGCTCGCGCTGAAAAATGCGCTTCTCGGCATCGCGGAAGCTGAAACAGCTGTGGCAGTTGCGGGTGAGGGCGCGGCCGGAAAGGGCTTGCTCGGCCTTCTCGGTCGCGGCGCTCTTTTAAGTCGCCTTGGCCTGCTTGGGGCTTCTGCTTACGCGCTCTACGAGACGGTGAAACCGCAATCTCTGAACGAAGGGGAAAATTCGGGCGTTTGGGCGACAGGCCGCGATCCAACGCAACGGGGAGCCGGCGGCAAGTGGTGGAACCCAGAGCGATACGGCCATGCCGTCGATCGGCTCATGAAAGAGGCCGGGCTGTCGCGCATGGGAGCCCAAGGCCTTGTGGCGCGGTGGATGAACGTTGAAGCGCCAGGCGGACCAGGATCCGTCAATCCGAAGTCTGGCGCTTTCGGCATTGGCCAATGGCTCGGTGGGCGCCAGGGCGGCATCGCCGGCAACACAGATTTTGACGGGCAGCTCTCCTATGCAATCCGCGAATTGAACTCTTCGGAAAGCCGTGCTGGCCGCGCGCTCCGTAGCGCTTCTACGCCCGATCAGGCAGCACGCGGCGCGTCCATGTATGAACGGGCTGAAGGTTATGACCCGCGCTCGGGAACCGACGCCTTCACGAACGCCGTTGCTAATGCGCTGCGGCGTCTGCCTCCGTCGAGCCTTCCGAACGTCGCTTCAGGCGCGGCGGGTTCCGCCAGTTTCGGCAGGTCTGCTAATGACAATCGTGTTTCGAACAATTCGAACGCAGAAACGCATATCGGTACCGTTGTGGTGCATACAAAGGCCACTGACGCTAAGGGCATCGCACAAGACATAAAACCGGCCCTTCAGCGCTTTCCGCTGACGGTCAACGCCAACTATGGGCCGGCGTAATGGTGGGCTTTCCAAGCGTCCCATTCGCTCCCGGAATACCTCCGGTGCCGCGGCTCACAGGCGCGGATGCGTTCAGCGCGCCTATCCTATTGACCGAAGACGCGGTATCGCTTTTTACGGGTTCCACAGGCCCGCAGTGGGGCCTATTTCTCGACGGCTCGGCGGTCGTTACGGCGGAATCCGTTGTCGGCTTCGAGGTTCGGCAGGATTATCGCATCGCCGATTATCCGATCGAACAGGGCGCTTTCACTTCATACGACAAGGTGCAGACCCCTTTCGATGTGCGGCTTCGGTTTTCATCGGGCGGCACGGCGGCGGGGCGTCAAGCGCTTCTCGACTCCATCGCGGCGATCATTGGGGACACCAATCTCTATGATGCTGTCACGCCAGACCAGACCTACCAAAACCTCAATCTGATCCATTACGACTATCGGCGGACAGATGGCCGCGCCGGACTGATCATCATTGACGTGTGGTGCCGGCAGATCATGCAGGCCAGCGCGCAATCTTTTCAGAACACAGCTCAGCCGAGCGGCGCAAACCCTGTCAATGGCGGAACGGTGCAACCGGCAGCGCCGACGCAACAACAAGGTTCATTTGTGGCCTTCATCCCGGGGTCTTGAATGCTCATCATCCCGGTTCAGGCCGTTCCATCGCAAAGCTTGCAAGTGACGCTCGCGAACCAGAACACACAGATTAACGTCTATCAAAGAGCGTTTGGTCTCTTCTGCGATGTCTATGTCAGCAACACGCTCATCATCGGCGGCATCATCTGCGAAAATCTGAACCGGATCGTGCGTTCGGCCTATCTTGGATTCATTGGTGATCTGGCCTTCATCGATACGCAGGGCACGTCTGATCCATCCTATCAGGGCCTGGGGTCTCGTTTCGTCCTTGCCTATCTCGAAGCTTCTGACATCGGCGGATAGGATCCACCGGTGACGTTTCAAAAGAACGCCCTACAGGTTCAGTTCTCGCTCGCGAACGGCGTGTTTGCAGGCGGCGGAAACACGTTGCAGATCGGCTATCCGTCACGCATTTCCGCGCGCATCGGGAACGCGGGCCCGCCGTCGCAAGGCCAGCTCGATCTCGCAGTTTACGGCATGTCTCTTTCGGACATGAACCAGCTTACTCAGCTCGGTACGCAGATCAATTTAGTCGGACAAAACACGGTGATCGTCAGTGCTGGGAATGCAGACGATACGAATTCGATGGCGAAAGTCTTCGAAGGCACCGTCGCCTATGCCTGGATGGATGCGCAAGACCAGCCGAATGTTGTCTTTCGAGCCCAAGCCTACGCCGGTCTTTATCATAAAGTCGCACCCGCAGCTTCAACAAGCATAAATGGCTCTGCCGATGTTGTTACGCTGATGCAAAAGTTTGCCTCGCAGATGGGCCTATCTTTCGAAAACAACGGTGTGAGCGCGAAGGTCTCGTCTCCTTACTATTCCGGATCGCTGATGATGCAGGCGCAGGCTTGCGCGCAGGCGGCTGGGATTGAGATGGATGTTGCGAACGGCACGTTGGCCATCTGGCCAACGAACGGCTCTCGGCAAGGCTCCCCAATAGATATATCGCCACAAACCGGAATGATTGGATATCCGATCGTCAATCAGGGCGGCATTCGCGTAAAGACGTTGTTCAACCCATCTCTGAAGCGAGGCGGGACAATCAATGTCACAAGCCAGATCACTCCCGCTTCCGGGAAATGGAACGTGCTCAATCTCGACATAGATCTGGAGGCGATGGTTCCGGGCGGCAACTGGTACACCGAAATGACCGCCTCGCGTCTCGGATATTCCGAACAGCCATGAGCAACGGCTATGTTGGCCAGACAGGTCTTTCCTCGGCCGGCGGAGAATACAACGCGCATCGGTTTTTGGTCTGGCAGTTGCTCGGCCTCGTCGGGACGGTCAAGGTCGTAAAGGTCATCGCGGTTCACGCGGCGGGCGGTCTGGCGGTTGGAGGCACGGTCGATGTGCAGCCATTGACGAACCAGATCGACGGACAGGGTAATTCGACGCCGCACGGCACCGTATTCGGGCTGCCATATATTCGGCTCCAGGGCGGCGCCAATGCCGTCATCATCGATCCGGTCGCGGGAGACATCGGCCTCGCGGTGATCGCTGACCGCGACATATCCGCGGTGAAATCGAAGCGGGGGCAAGCTAACCCCGGATCGTTCCGCCGCTTCGATATGGCGGACGGGATTTTCCTTGGTGGAATCCTGAATGCGGTGCCCGAACAGTACGTCGAGTTCATCGCCGACGGCGGCCTTAAGCTTGCGGACAAGTTCGGCAACAGTCTGACGAGCTCGGCAGAAGGTTGGGCGCTTGTTGGAAACCTCGCCGTTACGGGCGACATAACGGCCACCGGCGAAATCACTAAAGGGCTCGGCGGATCAGATTCCGTGACCGTGGGCGGCCACACTCATCCTGATCCGCAAGGCGGGAATGTTGGCCCTCCCAATCCGGGGACGTGATGCATGGCCTCGACACTCCTTTTGGATACTGTTGCGTGGGACTTAGTAGTCGATAATAGCGGCAATATCGCCGTTGCTTCTGAGCCATATGCTTTGGCCCAGGATGCCGCGTCTGCCATCAAAACTTTTCAAGGTGAGTGCTACTACGACACAACTTACGGCATTCCATACGGCCAATTGGTCCTTGGAAGGTGGCCGCCGATCTCGCTTGTAAAGAGTGAGTTTGTGTCTGCGGCACTCACCGTCCCCGGCGTCGTGAAGGCGCAATGTTTCATATCCGGCATCGTGGACCGAACCGTCAGCGGTCAGGTCCAGACGACGGACTCTAACGGCAACATCTCCGCGGCGGCATTCTAAGTATGACGACAAATGTGCCGGCGCCGACCTTTGGTCCAAATGGCTTCATCGCGCCGACCGAAGCGGCAATCCTGTCGGGTGTCTGTGCAGACATTCAAGAGGCGTTTGGAGGAACGCTTAATCTAGATCCGAGTAATTCGGAAAGCCTGACGACACCTCAGGGCCAGATCGCGACAAGCGAAACGGCCATCATCGGCAACGTCAACGATACCTTCGTCAACCTGACGAACATGGTCAATCCGGCCTTTGCCTCTGGGCGGTGGCAGGATGCGATCGGCAATATCTATTTCATGCAGCGCTTGCCGGGTCAGCCGACGACGCTGCAAATCGCTTGCGTTGGGTTGGCGGGCGTCGTCATCCCCGTCGGGTCGATCATCCAGGACACGTCGGGAAACCCGTATTTTTCGACAGGCGCCGCGACAATCCCGGTTTCGGGAACTGTCACGGTCTCTTTCGCCGCGCAGAATTTAGGTCCGACCGCGGTTCCCGGCACGAATGACGTCTCAATCTATCAGGCTATCCCTGGGTGGGATTCCGTCACCTGTACGGGCGGTGAAGAGGGGAGCAACGTCGAAGGACGCGCGGCCTTCGAGGCGCGCCGTGCGGCCTCGGTCGCAGTCAACTCGATTGGCTCCCTACCGTCCATCCTTGGCGCGGTGCTAAGCGTCGCCGGCGTCCTCGATGCGTATGTGACCGAGAATGACACTGGTTCGCCAGCCACGAAGGGCGGTGTCTCTCTCGCGGCAAATTCGATCTATGTTGCTGTCGTCGGCGGCCAAGACATAGCCGTTGCACAGGCGATCTGGTCGAAAAAGGCGCCGGGCTGCGTCTATAACGGCAACACGACCGTCACAGTGCAGGATACCAGCAAGGGCTATTCGCCTCCGTATCCGTCGTATGCTGTGTCTTTCGAGCGGCCGTCGCCTCTGCCGATTCTGTTTGCAGTATCGATCGCCACTAATTCGAATGTGCCATCGACCGCTGTTTCGCAAATCCAACAGGCGATTGTCGCTGCCTTCGCGGCCGGCGGCGCGGCGCCAGCGAGCATTGGCTCGACGGTCTACGCGAGTTCCTATTATGGCGTTGTCGCCGCGCTGGGATCTTGGGTCCAGATCATCTCTATCTTCGTCGGTTCGGCGAACGATGCCGACGCTTCTTTCACAGCGGCAATATCTGGCACGACGCTGACGGTTTCCGCGGTGGCATCCGGGACGCTGGCGGTTGGGCAAACTGTTCTTGACGCGGGCGGGACGATTTTGCCTGGAACGACTATCTCGTCTCAATCCTCGGGCACGCCGGGTGGTGTTGGCGTCTATGTCGTTTCGCAATCGCAGACTGTGGCGAGCGAGAGTATGTTCGGGGTTCTCCCCGCGGGCAACACGGTGACGACGGATATCGACCAAATTCCGACCATCTCGGCGAATAATATCGCCGTGACGATTGTTGGCTGATGACAGGCCCGGCCTACCCCCCAGGTCCGCAGCCTGGGTCGAATGCTATCGGGTCATTCGTAATCGGCGTCAGCCCGATTGGTTCGATTGCGCCGTTCAATTTCTGGGCGACAATACTTTCGCAATACGCGAATTCACCGATCCTGACGGCGTTGATCGGCGACTTTGACGAATATCTCGATCAGACCGCAAACCTAGACGCTTTTTACGACTACATCTTCAACGTCGCGACGGCGCAGGGCTACGGTCTGAATGTGTGGGGTGCCATCGTTGGCGTTTCGCGGACACTGAGCATCCCCACGTCCACGAGCTTCGGGTTCAATGAGCAGGGCAACACGGTCGGAACGTTCGGGCAATCGGCATTCTTCGGCGGCCAGCCGGCAACGCAGAATTTCTCGCTTAGCGATGATGCCTACCGAACGCTGATCTTCGCTAAGGCCCTTGCAAACATCTGTGACGGGTCGGTCCCGGCGATCAATCGCATCCTAATGACGATGTTCCCGAACCGCGGGAACGCCTATGTGACTGACCAGAACCCGCAAGGCGGGCCTTATTTCGGGTTTCAGGAATCGACGGATGCCGACACGTTCGGTCAGGCCGGGTTTCCGGCGCCGAGCACCGTCGCGCAGAACATGACGATCTTCTACGTCTTCAACTTCGCTCTGACGCAGGTTGAGCAGGCGATCATCGAACAATCCGGCGTACTGCCGAAACCGACGGGCGTCGCGGCGTCTGTCATCCAAAACGTTCCTTCATAAAAAGACGAGCGAGCAATGATGAAGCGATCACTCGCTGCCATCGTGGCATTCTTTGCCACGGTGTCGGTGGCCTTTGGCATGGGCGCAGCTTCGGTACCGCCGAAGTTTCCGATCCCGTGGGGAAATTCGGCTGGCTCGAGCTTTATTCGGACGATCCCGCAGGCCTCGCAGATCGGCATCCAGAACTGCGCTGCATCGCTGACCGACGGATTCCCGCCGCTGTCCTTCACGCCTGTCAGCGCAGGTGGTTGCGCGCCATTCGGACAGGACTTCAACGGGATCTTCAAGCAGATCACGCAATGGGCGCAGTGGCAGGCTGCCGGCGCGCCGGTTGTTTACGACTCGAATTTTTCCGCTTCGATCGGCGGATATCCGAAGGGCACGATCCTGGCGGATGCGGCCATTGATGGCGGCTTCTGGTTCAACACGACAGACAATAATACGTCGGACCCAGATACGTCCGGTGCCGGCTGGGTTGCTTTCAGCCCGACTGGGCAGGGCGCGCAGGCGACCGTCGATATCACGACGAGCGGCGCATTCACGATCTCGGCGGCCAATCAGGTCATCGGGCTCAATCGGACTGTTTCGCCGGCCGCATCATCGGCGACGCTGCCGACGGGTGTTCAGAACGGCAAGACGATTGAAATCCAGGACCTCGCCCAGAACTTCGACCTCTATCCGGTCACGATCTCCGCGCCTCCCGGGCAGTCCATTGCTGGGGCGCCGAACGTTCTCCTGAACGTCAACGGGCAGGATGCGAAGTTCACCTATCACTCTTCGACGAGCACTTGGGCCTGCAATTGCCTGAACGTGTCCGATCCGGTCGGTTCGCTCAAGATCATGGCGTATACGACGCCGGATTCTGGCTATCTCGTTGCCGACGGTGCCTGCGTATCTCAGACGACATACGCAACGCTATTCGGGGTCATCGGCTCGACCTACAGCACGCAAAATAGCTGCACCTCTGGTCAGTTCGGGTTGCCCGATCTTCGCGGTCGCCTGCCGGCCGGTGCCGATAATATGGGAGGAACGGCTGCCAATCGTCTGACTGTGTTCAGTGCGACAGGCGTCGGCAAGACGGGCGGCGTGCAAAATAGTGTCGTCCAGCAAAGCAATCTTGCATCGTTCACGATGTCCGGCACATCGAAT